TTGAAAACCATTTTCTCTCGCTGCTTTACAGAAATAATTATCTTCACTGAAAGTATCTTTATGGTCAATCGCTGAATGATAAACAAACTGCGGATAACCAATCTTAACAAATAATTTTTTCTTAACTAAAACGCAACCGAAACCACAACCGCCAATTTCTATTAGAGAGTTATTAGGTAAATTTTCAATTGGAATATTCTGTAGATTTTGATCATATACCTCAAGAGTTTGATTAGGCAGTCGTTGCCGATATATTCCTGTGACTAAATCTTTATCATGATCGAGTAGGCGAATCAATGTATCAGGAGGGAATATAATATCCGAGTCAACGGAGAACAAATAATCATAATCTTTATTTTCCATCCAGTTAGCAATCAGATTACGAATTTGATCAATCTGATAACCATAGAAGAACTGAAACTCAGTTTGATAACCTTCTGGAATAATCTGATCATAGATTGACTTCATTGTCTCTGGTTCAATATACTTCGCTGTGGGAATAGCAATCAATATTCGTTTAGTTTTCTTCATATTTTTTCCTAAAATGTTATTTGCAGTTTCATTCTGTTCTGTGCCATTCACTTTATAGTCGTTGATTGGATTGGTGTCGTTGTAGTTATATACGATGTCAGGCACGCATACGACCTTCTCTGGGTCTGCCTGTTCAATGATGTTGTAGAAGGTAGAGTTATCCCCACCTGCACGATACCATTCGCCCTGCGCGTCTTGGAACAGTGTGGCGTCTAGGTCCAAGGCAAGTCTACCAAGAAAAGTTCTTAAATGCGGATACGGAAAGTTCCAGTTGAATTTATAATCGCGATAAGACTTATTCGCTTTGACTTCTGGTGGATAAGGTTGAGCAATCAATGGTATCTTATCAACTAACGACCAGCAACTGCCATAGGTATATTCTGCGCCATCATGATATAGATTATTATACAGGTTAAAGATATTTGAATTATTGACTAACCAATCATCACCATCAAGGATCATTGTAATATCTTCTGGGTCACATTTTGATTGAATGGTTGATATTTGATTGAACACTGCTCCCACATTTTCTTTACGAGTAATCACCTCAAAGTTTTCAAGACCAGTTTCAGCGATTGTATTTTCAATCACCTCAGCAGTGCGATCTGTTGATGCATCATTAATAATAATCATCCGATAGTTTTCATAATCCTGTGCCGCAACAGAACGAATACACTTGTCAATATAATTCTCTGCATTATAAACAGCAGTAATAACTACAATAGGTTTCTCTATCTGTTTGCGAATGGTCGCTTCTTCGTAGTTATGAAAACGGCGACCAAATACTTTATGAACACGATTGTTAATATCAGTCACTTTACGATATTCTTGGATTGATAAGAAGTCACCCATTAGTTTATAGAAGTGTTGTTTCCATTGTAATGCGACTGTTGACCACGCACAAATATCTTTGACTTGATTACAAGCATACATCTTCTGTTGATGTAGATAAGGAGTGTTGTATGCGCGAACAACAGCATCAGCAAAGATTGCCGATTGAATATCGGTATCAATTGACGGTAATTGAAAGTTTGGTTGTATTGGATAAGGTATTTTATAACAAGCAACATCAATCGCAGTTTCTTCAAGTGCGCCGAAACGACAAGTAATGAGTGGTGTATTATATGCGAGAGACTCAAGTGTAGAGATGCCAAATGTTTCAGGAAACGCAGAAGGATATATCATATATGAAGACTTCACAAGTATGTCAGCGATTTCTTTTTGTGATATGATACCAGTAAACTCTATGTCTCTATCTGCGTGAACTGGATTATCAACCATATCTCGCCAGTCAAGTTCCTGTTGATCTGGACCATGTGTAGATCGAAATCGATAGAAACCACCAATGACCTTGAGTTTCGCATTAGGTAGTTTTTCTTTGACAATCGGCCACACATTATTCACAAGAGGTATCATACCCTTTGTAACTGACGCATTATAAACAAACAGATCGGGGTCTTTTGCTTTTACATCTACCCATTCGTGATGAAGTTGAATACCATTGCGAGTTTGGAAAATATATTGTTTCAGTGTTTCATAACTTCGTTGTTTGCCGTGATTACATGTTGTTACATATGATGTATGCCAATCAGACAGAGTAAAGATTTCATGAATGCGACCTCGTAATACAAAGTCTTCAATCAGATCATCACCATCACAGAATGTATCATGCATCCAGAGTACACGATGTTTAGATGTCATTGCGACACTTTCAAGATTAGGTAGTTTGTCTGCCCACTTAAATCTTTCTTTCATTGAGTTGGGTGCAAATGAAACCACTGATCTTGAAGAGATATAAATATCGAAGTAATTATGATATTGTTCTATGTCATGTAGAGAACGATATGTAACACCGTCATAGATGCCTGGATTTGCATCGTCGTGTATACAGTCGTTAAATACAGTAACTTCGAATCCTAGTTGAACAAGTTCTTTTGACATTAGAATGATTGCGGACTCGGAACCACCTAATCCTCTTTTATCGAGTGTGGATCCATCATAACAGAGGCCGAGTGTATCAACAAAGCAAAGTTTCATATAATAAGGTTCTCAAAGAGGATTGTTTTAGTATAAATACAATTATACTTATATTTAACTCATTTGTCAATATGTATTGGAGAATTTAGTGACATTTAAAGTAAATAACGTTGCAGTTTTGAGTCAGAGTGGAATTCCGTTTATGTACGGATCAGGAGATGTTGACACTGCACCCAGCAATGAAACCAAGATAGTTGGTAGTGATACTGCGGATTCGGACTATTTCGGTGGGCAAGTTGCGGTAGGATCAGGTAGAATTTGTGTTGGTGCTTATGGTGATGACGATAATGGTTCTGCATCTGGTTCAGCATATATCTTTGATCTAGATGGCACTCAACTCGCCAAGATAACTGCCAGTGATGGCGCGGCGAGTGACCTGTTCGGTGCTTCAATTGCGGTAGGATCAAGTAGAATCTGTGTTGGTGCTTATGGTGATGCTAGTCAAGCTGGTTCAGCATATATCTTTGATCTGGATGGCACTCAACTCGCCAAGATAGTTGCCAGTGATGCTGCGTCAAATGACAGGTTCGGTAGATCAGTTGCGGTAGGATCAGGTAGAATCGTAGTTGGTGCCCTATTTGATGACGGTATCAATGACGGTAATGAGAATAATTCTGGTTCAGCATATATCTATGATCTGGATGGTGTTCTAATAACCAAGATAGTTGCCAGTGATGTAGAGGAGAGTAAACGATTCGGTGAATCAGTCGCCGTAGGATGCGATAGAATTGTAGTTGGTGCTTCGGGGGATAGCGATAATGGTTCTTATTCTGGCGCAGCATATATCTTTGATCTGGATGGCAATCAACTCGCCAAGATAAAACCAAGTGATGGTGACATTGGCGACTATTTCGGTCGATCGGCGCCATTCGCCTCCGGCACTTCCGGAGTTGCGGTAGGATCAGGTAGAATCTGTGTTGGTGCTTATGGTGATGACGATAATGGTACTTATTCTGGTTCAGCATATATCTTTGATCTAGATGGCACTCAACTCGCCAAGATAGATGCCAATGATGGTGCGGCAGGTGACTATTTCGGTAGATCAGTTGCGATAGGATCAGGTAGAATCTGTGTTGGTGCTTATCTGGATGACGATAATGGTTCTAATTCTGGTTCAGCATATATCTTTGATCTGGATGGCACCCAACTCGCCAAGATAGATGCCAATGATGGTGCGGCAGGTGACAATTTCGGTGCCGCAATTTCGGTAGGATGTGGTAAAATCTGTGTTGGTGCTTATGGTGATGGTAGTAGTGCTGGCGCAGCATATATTTGGGACACACCAGATGTTATTACACCGTTCGATGTAAAAGATTGGGAGAGTGGATACTAATGGCCTTTAAAGACAGCGCAAGTGATATAGTAATAAGTGACAAAGGCGAACTATTGCACAAATCGTTTAATCGCCTGACTGGAACCATACAGAGTACCGAAACCAAGATAGTTGCCAGTGATGCTGCGTCAAATGACCAGTTCGGTTTCTCAGTTGCGGTAGGATCAGGTAGAATCGTGGTTGGTGCTTCTCGTGATGATAGTCTAGCTGGTTCTAATTCTGGTTCAGCATATATCTTTGATCTGGATGGCACCCAAATCGCCAAGATAGTTGCTAGTGATGCTGATGGAGGTGACTTTTTCGGTTTCTCAGTTGCGGTAGGATCAGGTAGAATCGTGGTTGGTGCTTACAAGGCGGGCGGGGGTCATGCATATATCTTTGATCTGGATGGCACCCAAATCGCCATTATAGAAGGTACCGGTTTGCAGACAGGTGACCAGTTCGGTGCCGGAGTTGCGGTAGGATCAGGTAGAATCGTGGTTGGTGCTGATGCAGATGATGGTCTAGCTGGTTCAGCATATATCTTTGATCTGGATGGTACCCAACTAACCAGGATAAAGGCCAGTGATGCTGCGGCAGGTGACCTGTTCGGTAGATCAGTTGCGGTAGGATCAGGTAGAATCGTGGTTGGTGCTTATCGTGATGACGATAATGGTTCTAATTCTGGTTCAGCATATATCTTTGATCTGGATGGTACCCAACTAACCAAGATAACTGCCAGTGATGGCGCGGCAGATGACAGTTTCGGTTTCTCAGTTGCGATAGGATCAGGTAGAATCTGTGTTGGTGCTTATGACGATGACGATAATGGTTCTAATTCTGGTTCAGCATATATCTTTGATCTGGATGGCACCCAACTAGCCAAGATAAAGGCCAGTGATGGCGCGGCAGATGACGAGTTCGGTAGATCAGTTGCGGTAGGATCAGGTAGAATCGTGGTTGGCGGACATCCTCCGTACGGTGCTACTGGTTCTGGTTCAGCATATATCTTTGATCTGGATGGCACCCAACTCGCCAAGATAGTTTCCAGTGATGCTGCGAATGCTGACCATTTCGGTGTCTCACTTGCGATAGGATCAGGTAGAATCGTGGTTGGTGCTGATTTCGATGACGATACTGCTACTGATTCTGGTTCAGCATATATCTATGATCTGGACGAAAATTTCGACACTTATATTGAAAGACAATTAGGATACTAATATGAATTACGCAAGAATAGATACAACAACAGGTGACGTTATTGAGTTTCCTTATAGGAATAATGAACTCACTGGAAATATTCAAAGGGGCGAGACTTTACCGGATGATGTAGTTGAAGTTGATACCTACACAAATCGGCCAGCGACTGCGTGGGATGAGGTTTTACGATATGCTGATATTACTAGAAATGGTGATGCATATATTTTAAATTATACGATTGAAGCTCGATACTTTGAAGATGATGCAGACCGTAAGAAGAAATTTCTGGCATTACATAAAACAAAAGATCAGAATAATGAGAAACGGTTTGCATATCTGTCGGGAGAAATGGTAAAAGACTACCCTCTGTCAGAAAGGGAAAGTTGGTATGTACAGGTTTCTGAAGCAGAGAGATACCTTGCTGATAACACTTCGGTTGTACCAATGATTTCAATAATGTCCACGAATCGTGGTGAAACTGTTGATGTACTTGCTCAGAAGATTGTTGACAAAGATAACCTAATGCGAGTGGCCTTCGGTGATTTACTCGGTCGTTATCAGGATAACAAAAACAAGTTAAACAGCATTGATACAGAAGATGATACAACTTGGAGTGCTATAGACACAATTGGAGCATTGTAAATGCCTTATAGAAATATATCTACATTTGGTAGTTTTTTAAGCAGAGACCTAAGTTTTTATGAAGAGGATATGGGTGTTACTGATGAATATGATGATACCACTACACCCAGCAATGAAACCAAGATAACTGCCAGTGATGGTGCGTCAAGTGACGAGTTCGGTTACTCAGTTGCGGTAGGATCAGGTAGAATCTGTGTTGGTGCTTATAGTAATGACGATAATGGTAGTCAGTCTGGTTCAGCATATATCTATGATCTGGATGGCACTCAAATCGCCAAGATGACTGCCAGTGATGCTGCGGGAAGTGACTTTTTCGGTGTCTCAGTTGCGATAGGATCAGGCAGAATCGTGGTTGGTGCTTCGGGTGATGACGATAATGGTAGTCAGTCTGGTTCAGCATATATCTTTGATCTGGATGGCACCCAACTCGCCAAGATAAAATCAAGTGATGGTGCGGCGACTGACTATTTCGGGGAAATAGTTGCGGTAGGATCAGGTAGAATCGTGGTTGGTGCTTTGGTGGATGACGATGATGGTTCTGCATCTGGTTCAGCATATATCTTTGATCTGGATGGTACCCAACTAACCAAGATAACTGCCAGTGATGCTAACAATGGTGACAGGTTCGGTACCTCAGTTGCGATAGGATCAGGTAGAATCGTGGTTGGTGCTAGTCTGGATGACGATGATGGTAGTGAGTCTGGTTCAGCATATATCTTTGATCTGGATGGCACCCAACTAACCAAGATAACTGCCAGTGATGCTGCGGCGGGTGACAGGTTCGGTCACTCAGTTGCGGTAGGATCAGGTAGAATCGTGGTTGGTTCTTATGGTGATGACGTCAATGGTGGTCAGACTGGTTCAGCATATATCTTTGATCTGGATGGCACCCAACTAGCCAAGATAACTGCCAGTGATGGTGCGTCGGGTGACAGTTTCGGTTTCTCAGTTGCGGTAGGATCAGGTAGAATCGTGGTTGGTGCTTATGGTGATGGTGATGATTCTGGTTCATCATATATCTTTGATCTGGATGGCACTCAACTCGCCAAGATAGTTGCCAGTGATGCTGCGTCAAATGACAGGTTCGGTAGATCAGTTGCGGTAGGATCAGGTAGAATCGTGGTTGGTTCTTATCTGGATGACGATAATGGTGGTTCATCTGGTTCAGCATATATTTGGAACACACCATTCGTAAAACATCATCTGGATATTTTAGATTGACAGTAATATATTTTTGTGATATGATATAAGACTAACACAATGGAAGTTTATAATGAAAAAGATAACACACTACTCTCCTATAAAAGGAGTTGATGTATATGATAATGTCTTTAGTTTAGCAAAAAGATTTGATATACAAGAGTCGGTGAAAAAATGTCCTTATCAGATAGGGTGGTCTGATAATACTGACAATTCCGAACAATATATGTTCTCTCGGTGGACTCCCGAAAAACTCAATTCAATCAATTTCTTTTCTGATTTTGTAGAGGGACATCCTTTACACGAGAAAATTAATCCCGACAAATTCATTCGTTGTATTGTAAACAATGATGTATGTACAAACACACATTGGACACATACACACATCAACGAAAATGTTTTTCTATATTATGTAAATATGGATTGGCAAGATCATTGGTCGGGTGAGACATTGTTCTATGATAAGAACGAGAACCACGATATTATCTTTGGATCGCGATTTGTGCCAGGAAGAATCATTTGGTTTGATGGAGAAATTCCACATACAATCCGGCCGCAATCGAGACTAGGTCCAAAGTATCGTTTTAGTCTGAGTATTTTCTTTGAGAAGTAGATTATGAAAACTTATTATTTTTTGTCTGGACTTCCGCGAAGCGGCAGTTCAATGTTGTCTGCTTTGTTAAATCAAAATCCTACATTTTATAGTGGTCCAAGTTCTCCTGTATGTGGTTCGATCGTCGCACTTGAATCTTCTATAGAAAATAATGACCTGTATAAATCATATCCAAAACCCGCGTATAAAAAAAGCATGTTGCAATCTTCATTATACAATTATTATAATGATGTAAAAGAAGATATTATTTTTGATAAGAATAGAAGTTGGACACACCGACCCGAATATATTTCAAAATATTTTGATATAAAAAATCCAAAGATTATATGTACTGTGCGAAATCTCGACGAAGTGTTAACTTCTTTCATCGCGATGATTTCGCGAAATCAAGACAAGAAATTGAATTTTATTGATAGGTTTCTACAATCCAATAATCTTCCTCTGAATGATTTTACACGTTGTCAGTATATCGCATCAGATGGTCCTCTAGGAAGAGCATATACAGGATTGAAAAATGCTTTGTCGGGCGAATTAAAGGATAACATACTCTTAGTTGAATATTCTGATCTAGTAGAAAATACAGACGCGACTATGAAATCAATCTATAATTTTATAGAACAACCCTATTATCAACATGATTATAAAAATCTATATAATAAACATAGAGAGAAGGATAATAAAGTCTATGGATTGTCTGATATGCATCATGTCAGTTCTAAAATAAAATACTATTGTAGAAAGCCAGCGGATGTTTTGCCTCCACAAGTTATAAGTGATGTGCGGGGTCTTGAGTTCTGGAGACAATAATTTGATTATATAAATAACACCGAGACAAACTAATTACGGAGATATCAAATGGCAGTCCCTGCTACACGTTCTGATTTTAAAGAATACTGCCTGCGATCACTCGGCAAACCTGTCATCGAGATCAACGTTGATGACGATCAAGTCGACGATCGTATTGACCAGGCAATACGTTTCTATTGGGATTATCACTTTGATGGAACCGAAAAAACGTATTATAAACATCAGATAGACGCGAATACGATATCAACGCAGTCGATTACTCTTCCCGAGAATATCATTGGTGTTGTTAAGATATTTGAACTCGGCGATCCTACCTCATCCACTGGTGATCTGTTTAATATAAAGTATCAAATCGCACTCAACGACATGCATACATTGTCTAATATTGGACTTACAAACTATTATGCGACAATGACACATCTTGGACTTGTTCAAGAGATGCTTGTTGGCAAAACTCCGATACGTTATAATCGCCATCGCGACATTTTACACCTCGACAAAACTAAATCTACTATGACTGTTGGGCAGTATTTGTTAGTGGAGGCTTATGAGGTTGTTGATCCTGATGTATACACTGATGTGTGGGCAGATCGTTGGTTACAACATTATACTGCACAACTCATTAAAAGGCAATGGGGTTCAAACCTAACAAAGTTTGAGGGATTACAATTACCGGGCGGCGTGACATTTAATGGCAATAAGATATACGATGATGCCGATACCGAAATTAAGAGATTGGAAGAAGAAATGATTAACAATTATTCCCTCCCTGTTTCTGATATGTTGGGATAATTACATGACAACCAACGTCTTCTTCAATAATTTTCAGAGTTATGCAGAACAAAATCTAATCGAAGATTTGATCATTGAATCAATTAAAATCTACGGTCATGATTTGTATTACTGCCCGAGAACAATTGATGAACAAGATGATATTTTTGGAGAAGTTACCGTTGCCTCCTATAATGATGCATATCTGGTTGAAATGTATATTAAGAATGTTGAGGGGTTTGAGGGTGAAGGTGACTTTCTCTCTAAGTTCAATATTCAGATTCGTGATGAAATTACCTTCACTGTTTCACAGAGAGTATTTTCCAACGAAATAGGCGCGCCAGAAATACAGGTTCGGCCTGAAGAAGGTGACTTGATATTTTTCCCACTTACCGGTAAAGTATATGTTATCAAGATTGCTGAACATGAAGCACCTAACTTTTATCAAATGGGTGCCTTACAGTGTTATGATTTGCGTTGCGAATTGTTTGAATATAGTCATGAAGATTTAAATACAGGCGTTCCTGAGATTGACAATTTAGAGAAATTATATTCTGAAAATATTGCCGTGTCAAACGCCGACTCAACATATGCGAACGGTGATATTATTATGGACGCGAACACTGGACGACCAGTTTCCGCACCTGATTACACTACTGATGATCCATTTTCCGAGAATGCTACGTTCCAGTCATCCGGTGCTGATATTATAGACTTCACCGAAACTAATCCTTTCTCAGAAGGGTCTATCTAATATGTTTGGTCAAACTTTCGCACATGGTACACTTCGAAAATATGTCATACTGTTTGGCACATTATTTAACGATGTGTGGATTAATCGCAAAGATTCTGATGGTAATGTTAAGGCATCATTCAAAGTTCCTCTCGCATATGGACCAAAAGAAAAGTTTCTTGCTCGTATTGATGGAGTTGATCAAGACCTCGATCCAATGGATCAGCCATTCGCAATTACATTACCGAGAATGGGATTTGAAATCACCGGGTTTAGTTATGCGCCTGAGAGAAAATTGCCAACAATTCGACGATTTGTAACGACACCATCAGATGCGGATGAAGATCAAAAGAGATACCAGTATAACCCAGTGCCTTATGATATTCAGTTTTCTTTGTCAATTTTTGTAAAGACTGTTGATGACGGTACTCAGATCATAGAACAGATTCTACCGTTTTTTACTCCTGAGTGGACAACGACAGTTCAGTTGATTTCTGATCCAGATATTACTCTTGACATTCCTCTGGTTCTAACAGGCACCTCACAAGATGATGTGTATGAAGGTTCGTTTGAGGAAAGAAAGTCGTTGATCTTTACCTTTGATTACACGATGAAAGGATTCTTCTTTGGACCTACCAAGAAGAGTGAGATCATCAAACTCGCGAATACTCAGTTATATGATGCGACACTGTTTAACGACATTGATGATGCTGTTGGCAACACTGATGTTATATCGAGAATTACAGTCACACCAGGTCAAACAGCAAACGGCGCGGCTACATCAAACGCATCTTTGACTGTTTCTTCCAATAATATCTCTTCTGATGAAAACTTTGGTTATATAGTGGACATAGATGAAACATTCCCAGATGATGGAGCATAATATGTCAGATGATATAATCGGTGAAGTTCTTGATCTTACTCCAATGCCAAAAGAAGAAAACATTCCGACAACTTATGAACCTACTATGTCCTCTAATAGACAGGCAGAAACAGATGTAGCATATGTTCGTAAGAATATGTACGACTTAATAGAGAAGGGTACTAGGTCAATGGATGAGTTATTAACAATTGCTGATCAATCGCAACATCCTAGATCATATGAGGTTCTCTCAGGACTGATTAAAAATATGAGCGAACTGAATAAAGATTTAATTGATCTTCACGACAAGAAAAAGAAACTCTTAAATACTGAACAAGAAAATGTGTCACCCAACACCGTAAATAATAATTTATTTGTTGGGTCTACGAGTGATTTATTAAAAATGATTAATCAAGAGAATGATGTCAGTACCGATTAAAGATATTGAAGAATATAGATCGTATTTGGGTAACACCAATTTAAAAAGACACGGTGTAGATATTTCGTGGACGGAGGATATGATCCGCGAATATGTAACTTGTTCATCTGATCCGATTTATTTTTCAGAAAAATATATTCAAATAGTCCATGTAGATCGTGGTTTAATACCTATTGATCTATATGATTATCAGAGAGATATCATTGAAAAGACAACAAACAACCGAAGAACATGTGTCGTTACAGCGCGGCAGTCTGGTAAAACAACGACTGCTGTATGTCTTATACTTCATTATATTCTTTTCAATAATCATAAACTTGTCGCTCTACTCGCTGATAAAGGAGACTCTGCAAGAGAAATATTGGATCGTATCAAAACAGCTTACGAAGCATTACCAAAATGGTTACAACAAGGAGTCGTGGAATGGAACAAAGGATCAGTAGAGTTTGAAAATGGATCAAAGATCATCGCAACCGCTACTTCCTCTACTGCTATTCGTGGCAAATCCGTATCTTTCCTATACATTGACGAGACAGCTTTCGTTACGAACTGGGATCAATTCTTCGCCGCAGTATTTCCAACAATATCTTCAGGCACAACCACAAAAATATTGCTTACATCTACACCAAACGGATTGAATCATTTTTATAAAACTTGTGAAGGTGCCCGAGAAGGTAAAAATGGATATCAGTTTGTATCTGTAATGTGGTATGATGTTCCTGGTCGCGACGAGAATTGGAAACAAGAAACGCTCGCCGCGCTGGACTTTGACACTGAGAAGTTCGCACAAGAAATGGAGTGTGAATTTCAAGGTAGTAGTGGTACACTTATATCAGGTAATAAACTAAAACAACTTGTGTATCGTGAACCGATTGAAGAAAAGAATGGTCTGTCTATGTTCTATAGACCGGTGATCGATCACAATTACACTATTGTGGTTGATGTTTCTCGCGGTAAAGGATTAGATTATTCGGCATTTCAAGTCATAGACACCACTCAAATGCCTTATATGCAAGTATGTGCATATCGTGACAATATGATTTCTCCGATGGATTATTCTTCAGTAATCCATAGAATAGGTACTTTCTATAATGAAGCACAAATTCTTGTTGAGGTTAATGATATTGGTGAACAAGTCTCCAGTACATTATATGAAGATTTTGAATATGAGAATATGTTATTCACTGAAAATGCCGGTCGCGGCGGGAAACGATTAACTACTGGATTCTCATCAAAGTCTGATAAGGGTGTACGAACAACAAAAACCGTTAAGTCGGTAGGTTGTTCTATACTGAAATTGTTGATTGAACAGAACCAACTGATAATAAATGATTTTGATACGATTAAAGAATTGTCAACATTCAGTAAAAAAGGTGTAGGATGGGAAGCCGAATCTGGATGTCATGATGATCTTGTGATGGGACTTGTACTCTTTGCTTGGGTATCTAATCAGAAATTCTTTAAAGAATTAACTGATATAAATACTATTAGTCAGTTACGAGAAATGAATGATGAACAACTGATGAATGAATTAACTCCTTTCGGAATCATTGATGACGGGCAGGATCACTTTGAAGATAACCCTCCCATGGCGGTAAAAGGTAATGCATTTCTTTTTGCCGACGATGAAC